CCTGGCTTTAAGTTTACTTACATCAGCCACAACGGCAACATTTCATACGACATGGTGCCAGTGAGCAATGACAACATTAGCAACTTAATGATCTGCAGGTGGGACAATGAGTAAGGTTCTATGCTCGGTAGCAACAAGAGGGCGCTACCATACAACCTTGCCCTTAGTATTAAACGCTATTATTAATCAGACCAAACCAGTGGATAAGCTGGTGATCTTTGATGATAATGACGAACCGCAAGACATGCGAAAAGAGATGATTTATTCGTACTTTTTTCAGATGTTAGATTTAAAAGCAATACCGTGGGAATGGGTGTATGCTGATAAAAAAGGCCAACACCACATTCACCAAAAAGCCAATGACAAGGCTTTTCACGAAGGATACGAATGGGTGTGGCGTTGTGATGACGACGCAATACCTGAACCAAATGTATTAAGAAGTTTATGTTTACATATTTCAGCTAATGTTGGAGCAATAGGAGGGGCGGTATTAACACCACCAAACTTATATGAAAATGTTAACTCCACTGGTAAGATTGATCACATTGATAGCGAGCCCAATATTCAATGGAGCCCTATTCCAATGGTTAGGGAAGTTGAACATTTACACTGCACTTTTTTATATCGTGCTGGCGTGTACAACTTTAATACTGGTCTTTCGAGGGTAGCGCACAGGGAAGAAACCTTATTTACTTATGGTTTGTTTCAAAATGGTTATAAGGTTTTAGCGGTTCCAAATGCCACAACATGGCACATGAGAAACCCACAAGGCGGTATTCGTAGTGAGACTAACGCCGAGCTGTATGCGCAGGACGAAAAGATTTTTAGAAACATGTTGGAGTGTCGTAACAAAACGATAGTAATTTTAAATTGCGGCATGGGCGATCATATTGTGTTTACCCATGTATTGCCAGAATTAAAAGACCCAATGGTGTTTACTTGCTATCCAGATATCATACCTGGCAAGTCAATTGGCGAAGCAAAGCAGTTGTTTGGTGACATTGACAACTGGAGCGTCTACAAATGGATGGCGCATCGCAAATGGACTGGTAGTTTAGAAGATGCGTTTAGAGGGATGTATTTATGATTATCATCTCTCCATACGCCCAAAAACTACGCAATGGTAAATTAAACCCAAAAAACTATCCATATTGGAAAGAGCTTGTAGCAATGATTGATGAGCCAATTATCCAAGTCGGGGTTGAAGGTGAAGAACAGTTAGTAGACAATTTTGTAAAAAACATGCCTCTACCAAGATTGCGTGAATTGTTACAAGAATGTCGTACCTGGATTGGTGTTGATAGTTTTTTTCAACACTTAGCATGGGACGAAGGCAAACAAGGAATTGTTTTGTGGGGACCTTCAGATCCGTTGATTTTTGGACACCCCGAAAACATTAATTTATTAAAAGATAGATCATATCTAGTATCCGACCAGTTTATCTGGTGGGAAGCAACGCAACATAGTAATGATCGATTTGTTGAACCACAGAAAGTCATAGAACATTTAAGGAAATAAAATATGGCACAATCAGGATACACCCCAATAGTACTGTACACCAGTACAACTCCGGGAGTAGTTCCAACCGCTGGCAATTTAGTCACTGGTGAGTTAGGCCTTAATGCGGCTGACGGAAAGCTATTTTACAAAAACAGCGGAAACAATACCGTTACTCAATTAGCTGGTCTATCTGGCTACTCTGGTTATAGCGGCGGCACTGGCACTAACGGAACATCTGGATATAGTGGATTTTCTGGTTATTCTGGTGCGGGCGCAAGCCTTAGTATTACAGACTTTACTGCCACTGGCGGACAAACTACCTTTACGGTAACTTACACCGTTGGCCTTGTTGAAGGCGTATATCGTAATGGTATTAAGTTAGGTCAAGCTGACTTTACTGCAACTAACGGCACCTCAATCGTTTTAAACACTGGTGCAACCGCTGGCGATTTAATTGAAGTGGTGGCGTTTATTGCAAACGCTATTGTGGGCACATCAGGATACTCTGGTTACAGTGGTACAAACGGCACCAATGGTACATCGGGTTACTCTGGCTACAGTGGTACAAACGGCACCAATGGTACATCGGGTTACTCTGGCTACAGTGGTACAAACGGTAGCGCTGGCGCGTCAGGTTTCTCTGGTTACAGCGGAACAAATGGTGCATCTGGTACATCAGGTTATAGTGGTTCCGGTATCTCCGGTTTCTCTGGATACTCTGGTGCTGGCGCAGCCGCGTCTATCCCCGCTGGCTCCGTATTGTTGTTCTATCAATCTGCTGCCCCAACAGGTTGGACACAAGTCACATCTGTAAATGATGTAGCATTAAGACTAGTAAGTGGTTCTGGTGGATCAACTGGCGGTACAACAGCGTTTAGTACAGTGTTTACTAACCAGACACCAACGATTAACGTATCCGGATTGGCCGCTGGCGCAACTACGCTTTCAACTGCACAGATGCCTAGTCATACACATAACAGCGGTCTTTATAAAAACTGTGGCGGTAGCAATCTTCCGTCTGTAGGTAATGCTGGCTGTTTTGCTGGAGCATCTTGGGTTACTTCATCTACTGGTGGCGGCGGTTCACACACCCATACTATTTCTGGCTCAGCATCATCATCAGCTATTACATTAAACGTGCAGTACGCTAACGTAATCATTTGCAGCAAAAACTAATTTAACGGAGCAATAAATGAACTTAACTATTATTTCTGACGACAACGCTGTTTACGTAGATGGCGTTTCTTTATCCAACTTAGCTATCAGTGTCCCAGCAAACGTTCATGCGTTACAATGGAAGGGCACTGCAGGCTTTATTGAATTTAAAGACAATGCAGACGGCACAAAGCCAGCTAACCAAGCTATTACTGCACTACCTGATTTTGCCAATGCTTGCGTAACTGTTTACAACAATCAAGTGGCAGCTAACAAAGTAGCAGCAGACAAAGCAGCAGCAGATGCCGCCGCAGCTAAAGCAGCAGCCGCAGCCAAAACAGCCTAAGAGAGGTCTTTAAATGACACAAGCAAATAATGTAGGGCAACTTACACCCCAAGTTAACTCTTCGGGCGTACTGCAAGTTGCTGGTGGTGGAACAGGTTTAGCCGCTGTTGGTACTAGTGGCTACGTCCTAGCATCTAACGGCGCAACTAACGTATATGTTAGTGCTGTTGGTTATTCTGGAACATCTGGCTATTCTGGTTATAGTGGCGGCACTGGTAGTAATGGTGCATCTGGTACATCAGGCTACAGTGGTGCTACTGGCTCAGCTGGTACATCAGGATTCTCAGGATTCTCTGGTTACTCTGGAAGCGCCGCTTCAGTAATTCCATCTGGCTCAGTGTTCTTACTGTATCAATCTGCTGCTCCCACTGGCTGGACACAAGTTACATCATTAAACGATTATGCGTTGCGTTTAACCTCTGGTACTGGTGGATCAACTGGCGGTACAACAGCGTTTAGTACAGTGTTTACTAACCAGACACCAACGATTAACGTATCCGGATTGGCCGCTGGGGCAACAACACTTTCTACTGCACAAATGCCTAGTCATAGGCACCCTTTAAACTCTGGTGGTGGTGGTTGTGGTACAGCAGTTGTTGGAACTAACAGCGGCGGTGGCGGAACAGGTATATTTTGCAGTAATACTACAGGTGGTGGCGGTTCACATACTCACTCTATCTCTGGCTCAGCATCTTCTTCAGCAATTACATTAAATGTATTATATGCTAACGTAATCATTTGTAGCAAAAACTAATTTGTAGTACAATAAAGGTTAGTCTTAACCTTTGAGGAAAATATGAAACTAGAATCAAAATCAAATTGCCCGTTAAACGGCTTTCAACCATGTAAATTATGGGATTGCTCTTGGTTTATTGAAGTAAAAGGCACACACCCCCAAACTGGTACAGAAGTAAACGAATGGGGCTGTGCAATGGCTTGGATGCCAATGATGCTGATTGAAAACGGCAGACAGCAACATTCAACCGCTTCAGCAGTAGAATCGTTTAGAAATGAAATGGTAAAAGCCAATGAGCGTTCTCAGCAGATTTTAATTGAGACTGCTAAAGTGGCCCAAATTACCAATGATCCTAAAGTGATTGAGAGCGAATAATGAACTTAACTATTATCCCAATTGACAACACAATGTACATTGATGGTGGTGCATTGAGCGGACTTGATTTATCTAGTGCTAATATTCCAGAAAACGTGCATGCATTACAGTGGAAAGTAAACCTTGGTTGGATTGAGTTTAAAGACAACCCAGACGGCACCAAGCCACAAAACCAAGTTATTAATGATTTGCCAACTTGGGCAACAGTTTGTACGACTATTTACAATAACAAATTGCAGGCTTTAGAGGCAGAACGTAAAGCTCTAGAAGCTGGAGCGGCTGCAAACCAACCTAAGACAACTGGCACAATGGTGATTTAAATGCCGGTTAATAAAGAACCAACCCATCAGTTTCAATACGATGGTGGTTACATAGCGGTATATCATTGTAATAAAGGTGAGGGCTTACCAAAGCACAGTCACCTTTTTTCACACGCTTCATTTTGCTGTTCTGGTTCTTGCGTAATTCGCAAAGAAAACAAAGAAGTGATTATTACCCCAGAGTCACAACCAGTTAGTCTTGTTGCTGTTGAATGGCATGAAATTGAAGCGTTGGAAGACGGCACTGTATTTGTAAACGCTTGGGCTGAAGGCAAGATTGTTTAATGAACGAATACCTTATTCGTTACAACCAAACCCGTGGCCAACCTGGTAGAGGCACACCAGATCACGTTTGGCGCGTATTTGAAAACGGTCAAGAATACCTATTAAAAAATTTTAAATTGAACGTACCATCAACTAGCCATACCGATGGGAATAACTGGAACGTCCAGTGTTTTGGTTACATGACATTAGACAGAGACACCTCAACTGCAATTATTAACAATAAACAACATGTCTGAACTTATTGATAAAAACGAAGCCGCCCTATCTGCCCACGAACAAATTTGTGAAATCCGCTATGAAGCAATCTGCGCTAGACTAAAACGTCTAGAACAGATCCTCATTGGTTCTGCTGGATTTATTATTGTTACCCTGATTGCAATTGTAGCTAAGATACACTAATGTTTGGCATAGACGATATCGTTAGCGCTGGTCTGAAGATTATCGACAAGGTAATCCCTGACCCTGCCCAAAAGGCACAAGCCCAAATTGAGCTCACCAAACTGGCTCAAGAAGGCAAACTAGCAGACATCCAAGCTGACATTACCGAAGCCCAAGAGCTGACCAAACGGCTCCAAGCTGATACGGCAAGCGACTCTTGGCTGGCTAAAAACATCCGCCCCATGACGCTTATTGCCATCATATCAGGCTACTTTATCTTTGCCATGATGTCCGCTTTTAATATGGACACCAACCAGCGCTATGTGGAATTGCTAGGGCAGTGGGGTATGTTAATTATGTCTTTCTACTTTGGTGGCAGGACACTAGAGAAAATCATGAACAAGTAATGGATACACTAGACATACTTGCCAAAATATGGCCTCTATTATTAGCCTTTGTCTCTCTAGTCATTGTGCTTGCTAAAATGGACAACCGGGTTGCTATTTTGGAAGAAAAGGTCAAAGTGCTATTTGATTTGTGGAACAAAAACAAATGAACAAGGAAAAACTCAGTGCCGCAGTTACCCTCATGGCTACTATCACTCTTAGCGTTATTGTTCTTAGTATGGTTTTTGTGCTCCTTGTGGGTTTATTCACTCCCTCAATAGACAACACCAAGATATTTGAAGCCATTACCCCAGCATTCCAAACCATCGTTGGTGGTTTTATTGGGCTGATCACTGGTATTAAGATCGGCACCGAAGACAAGTAACACCCCAATTTGCGCTATCATAGCGTAGAGTAAGGAGCGAAAATGAAACGATTTATAGCAGTATCAATGTGGTTGTTGGGCATTGCGGCAGCAATCCACTTTACCGACAAGTACACCCAAATTGAAGAAAACGTTATGGCAATAGCAAAATCCACACTATCGTTTATTACCAAAGAAGAGGGTCTGCGCAATAAGGCGTATAAGGACTCTAAGGGCTTGTGGACGATTGGGGTGGGGCATCTGATCAAACCAGATGAGCAGCACCTCCTTACTGCCACCCTGACAGACGAGCAGGTAGAACAGCTCCTACAAAGCGATTTAAAGTGGTGCCAAGACGCCGTTGACAACAACGTGAAGGTACCCCTTACCCAGAACCAGTACGACGCCCTGTACAGCCTATGCTTTAATATTGGCGAAACTAATTTCCGTAAATCTACCGTACTGCGTAAGATTAACGAGAATGACCTCAAAGGGGCGGCTGATGCCATCCTAATGTGGAACAAACCGGAAGTGCTGATTAACCGCAGAAAACGGGAAAGAGCACTATTTTTAGGGGCGTAAAAGCCCTTTTCTTTGCATTAGTATATGTAGGAACTGATTTTAAACTTGAGGAAATATCATGGACGGATTCAAAAAATTACCTAAAATGCAGTGCTTTAAAACCGGCGGCAAAGTCGAAGCTAAAGCGATGTGCTACGGCGGCAAAATGAAAGAAGGCGGAAAAGCCGATATTGCCCAAGACAAGAAGATTGTCAAAAAAGCGTTTGCCATGCACGACAAACAAGAGCACCCCGGTGAGAAGACTGACCTGTCCAAGCTTAAAAAAGGCGGCCGCTCCAAAAAAGAAGCTGGCACTGTGCGTAAGTACAAAGCTGGCGGTGATGTAACTAACGTTTACGAAGCCAAGAAAAAGTCTGGCGACAAAGACAACATTAAAAAAGTAAAACAAATCACTCCTACTAAAGCAGCTTCCTCAAGTGCGGCTTTAAAAGGTGTTGGTAATACTACTGCGGCTTTCAAAAAAGGTGGCAACGTTTCTGAAGCTGGCAAAAAAGCTGGTGACAAAGACGCTACTGTTAAAACCAAAATGGGTCCATCCAAAGCTGCCACTAAAAGCGCTGCCATGAAGAAGGGTGGTAAAGTAAAAAAGTATGCGGGTGACACCGACGGAAGCTTTGTAAAAGGCCAAGGCGCTGTGTCAGAAGCAGAACGCAAAACCGCGCAAACTGCAACA